AGCTACAATAGGCTCTGCTATCTCAGTCAATAAGGACTGAGGGTCTGAGAGTTCTTGGCCAAGCATTCCTAAGTCTGCTACTAGTTCGTCTACTGTCATCTTGCTTTATATGTTATTTGTCCACTAATACCTTTAAAGTAATTGTTTAAGCCGGAAAGCCATTGGTTGTTTTGTGCAAATGTAATTCCACCTACTGCACTATAAGTACCTGTATGTTGATTAATAGGTATTACGTAAGGTGCTGTACTAGATATAGTAAATTGATCGCCGGCTTGTGGACCTTGAGCCTGTGATGGCGGTAAGCCTGTAACGTTACTAACTGTAGGCCATATTACACCGTTTGTAAAAGAGCCATCAAACCAATTAAAGGTTACTGTGCTAAAATCAAATGCTGCTGGGAAATCTTGTGTACATTCCATTGTAAAGCTAAATTCTACTTCTGCCGGTAAGTCTGTATATAATGTATTAAAGAAGTATGCTTGGGTGCCACCTGGATTATACGCTACCGACGGTGGTAATGGTACTTGCCCAAAGATAGGTCTAGTACTAGTAGTCTCTAAGGAGTCTATTACTTTTGTGTGAAATGGAGGCATTGCAGGTGGTGAGAACAAGTTGTTAAATTGATCACCGGCTTCTGGCCCTATCTTGTAGTTTACAAATATTTCACCTGGCATAGGACCGTACGGTGCAACACATTCATTAAGTGGTGTTGGTACTTGTATTGTTATAGTTGCTGTCATGCCCGCTACTACATCTTGGTACTTCTCTTTGAATGGAGTGTATGTGATACCAGTTAAGGTAATCTCAGGTTGGTCCTTGTAGAAGTAGTAGAGTCTTGCTAACACGTCATCGATGTACTGTTGGCACTGTGATTGGATCGTCACGTAGTTATCGTACTTGTCAGTGTCAGCCCCATCCTCTGGTCTTGCCATGTCCATGATGATCATGTTGAATGAGTAGTTCATTACAGGTCCCTGTCTATTACTACTTGATGGTAACAGATACAGGTAAGGGTAGCTTACTCGCTCTTCCTCAGTACCTAATTGACTCACATACTTCAGGTCACTAAGATCTCCATACCCAAAGTCTTGTAGCATTAGGTGGTTATCAGTGATTGTCCTGAATCTATTTATGATTTCTTTGTATGTCATAATTTCTTATTTGTAATTTTACGGGCCTCTTGTGCCTCTTTAGTCTCTTTCTCCTTCTTGATCTGTAGGTATGTTAGTATCTTGTGTAGCGGCTCCTCTGTGATTGCGTCCATCTTTAGTACATCCCAGTTTGTTAGTTCACATATTACTTGGTACCAACCTCTTGACACTTCTTTAGGGTCATACATTGTCTCATCATCATTAGGTAGTCCGCCATCCTTGTTAAGGCCAAACAGTTCTGCGTATTGCTTATAGATAGTTGCACGCCACTTAATGTATTGGTCTATTACTGCTAGGGCTTCGTCGGCCCATGGTGTGTCTACTCCCAGTACTTTAAGTATCTCTTGGATATTCTTCTCGGTACCTAATGAGAGGTAGCAGTCTAAGTCTACAAACTCACCGAAGTTTAGTGCATTAAAGTCTGGTTGTACCTTTAGTGTTCTCTTATTAGAGGCTGCTATAATAAAGCCAATGAACAGTTGCATACTATCAGGGTCTGCGTTATCAAACTCCTGGGCTGTGTAGTTACTAATAGACTGCACTATCCATGGCCAGTGAGCCTGGTTAGTGAACTCCCACTGTTGAAGTTGCTGCCATTCCTCAATGGTTACCCTTGTAGGTACTGCCCACTTCTTATTGTTAATGTTAACTGTTACTCCCATATACTATTAAATATAAGTTACTCGGTAAATGAATTACTATATTTATCGGCCTCCCATCACGGCGTAGGTTCCCATAGTTTTATTTTGCTTACGATTGTAATTTGCAATTGCCAGTGAGATCACCGTATCATCGTGCTGGCCACTTGGGTGACCGTACTTAATCGATCTTGTCTTAGGATTGTAACTATATGTAAACATAGAGAGCTCGTTGTAAAGCCATGAGAATAGCCCAACATCTGGGATAGTAATTGCGGTGTCATTCATATCAAGTATGAGTCCCTCGATGATCTCCTGTTTAGACTTAGAGGTAGTAACAAATGGGTGAGTATCTTGCCACTGTCGTTTAATCATCTCGAATATTACATCGCCAATAGAGTTTACTTCCACCATTACGGTAGCGTTATGCTTACGGATCCTGACTAGTATCTCATTAACCATTGTCGTCCACTCTTGTGCATTAGATCTATAGATGTCTACTACATTACCTCTTGAGTCTTGGAAGGTAGCTACTGTGTAATCCTCCTGCTTACCTAAGTCAATACCACAGAAGATCTTGCCTTGTGGTCTAGGGTATTGTGTAAATGTATTCTTATCTAGGTTAGAGAACACTTCACCTCCTGAGTCTATGAAGGCTGCCATGTACTCTTGTTTGAATACATTCTCTGGCAGTGTCTTCTTTGCATCCATAATATCTACAGGATCTATGTATGGTGTGTCGTATGATGTCCCTGTGTAATTACAGTATTGTGGGTAGTCTTCGCTTACTCCTAATTGGTATAAGTCATAGAAGAAGTTCTTACCTTTTGGTGTGGAGATGAATAGTACTTTCTTGCCGCGGACCATAAAGACTGGACGGATAGCCTCTTGCCATGCTTCATCTTTACAGAAGGCTGCTTCATCTATTACTCCGTAGTCACATGTTAGTCCTCTAATGTTATCGTATCTCTCTGCTGAACGGAATAGGATCTGTGTACCATTCTTAAGTGTGATTTCATTTGATGAGTAGTTGCATGATTTAACTAGGCCGCTATCTCCAATGGCAGCCATTAGTTCTTTCTGTACTTTATCTGTTTGACTGTATACCGGACTAACCCATAAGCACTTTGCAGGTCCCTTGTTAATACCCCAGTATAGAACTAGGTTCATTGCCATTAAGGATTTACCGAACTGTCTACCTACACAGGCTACATGGAACTTTGACTTGCTATCTAATATAGCATTAATCATTTCCTTTTGTTTAGTATGTGGTGTGAAGCCGGTGAATTCCATTATCCCTTCGGTGCAAACTGGTCAATACTAGAGTCACCACCTTCGTGATCACCTGGTATTCTAGAGTTAGCATCAGGTCCAAACTTAAATGAAATGTTTTTAAATAGATCTTCTCCATCATTACCACTTAGTTCTGTTCTTGCTAACTTAGGTATAATATATTCTGATAGTTTTATCATGATGTCTAGCGCTTTGGCCGGATCTTCGCTGGCTACTTGAGATACCCATCGAGACATATTGTCTAGGTTATCTTCAGTTAGCTTCTGATACGCTTCTCTAATCATTCTGGTGTTCTTGTTAAGGGTACCCTTCTTCTTACCAGCTCTGTTAATGTTGTGGTCTCCTCCTTTAAATGCGCTCATCTTCTTTAAGTGCTTTATTTAATCCGTCTAATGCTACTTGAGCATGTGACTTATTGGTTGCTTTAATTATAGCTACATATTCTCCTGTTGGTTTGAATGTGTACTTCTTTGTTTTTTTAGTCTCGTAGACTTTATACTCTTCCATAGTGAAACATTATATTTTGTTTAGCTGTTGTTACGCAGCGGCCACACTTTGTAGCCTTGGTTGGTGTTTTTGTTACATCACTAACTATCTCAAAGATCATTCTATGCTCTTCATCGGTTAGTCTTCTACTTGTGGTAAAGATTAACATATTATCTTTTACCCATTGTCTGTGTTCTGGTTTCATATCTAAATATATTTATATAGTAAATTGGCGAGCACGCCGGAAATAGCTGCGTAAAGTATGCCTATTAATCCAAACTGTGCACAGAATGGACCTACGCTCATCCATGCTGCCATACACATATCACATCTAAATGGTTTGTTTGGTAACCATTTTAATTCGAAGTGACTAATAAAGTCTACTACTATATAGGCTAGACATGCAAACCCTATCATTTGTATTAGTTCATTCATAACTTATTCCATTTTCTTTTAGTTTCTCTCTAATATAGATCTTTGCTTCTCCTACTGCTTTTGCAATACTTGTTCTAGGTATATTAGTTACACGCGAAAGTTCTGAGAAGTTACCCTCTTTAATCCACATCTGAAATAGTATTGCACGGAACCACAACTCAATACCACCTGTTTGCATATCCTCTAGGATGCCTTGGATAGCCTCTGTCGCATCATCTTGCTCATAGTCATATACTTCATCATCACTAATGTTTTGGTTAATCATACCCATCCCAAAGACTCTGCCCTTCTGTCTGTAAAGAGTATGGTATTGACTAGTACTTGAGTTAAATGATCTCCACATAATACCAGATAAGAAGTTCATACCTCTACCACTATCTACAATCTCTTGTCCACGCTCATGTGTCATAAATTGTTCAATAGCAAAGTGTGCAACGTCTTCGTACTCTTTGTTAGATCTACATATCTTCTTACTCATAAGAACTATGGCTTCGTAATTCTCTCCTATAAATTTATTCATAGAGGTCATCTTTACCGAAGATGAAGAGATCTCTGTCGTATCTAAACATACCGGTGTAGTGTGGTCTTTTTTTATCATCTAAGTTTAAGCCATCTTTTTCTAGTAAGTTATAGTTAGTACAGCCCATTAGGTAAGCCCATCTAGTAATATTCTTATGTTTTTTTATTGGTACTGGGTTTACATGTCTTCTCCAGTTCTTTAGTTTAAATACAAAATGCTCTCTACTAAGCTTTACTATCTTACATTCCTTTGGATCTACGTATTGCAGTAAGTAGTCATGTATATTATCATCCATACGGTCTAATATCTTTCTAATGTCAGAACCGTAAATATCTATCCATTCACCATCTAGACTATACTCAAGCATAATTCTACGTATGAATGCAAATAAAATAGCAATGCTTTCATCTTCAGTGTTTACGCATCTAGGTACTTTAACCATAAGTGTATCTATATCTAATCTCATACAATATATATTAGCTTTTCTATGTTAGTTGTTTCCGATGTCGATACCGACATCGTTAGATGTATATTGCGAAGCAAATACATCATTTCAGACTGGGTTAAGATAAGCTATTCTTTTTAGTTATTTAAGTAAACCCCTTAGCAGTTAACAGAACTCTCCCCTTAGGTTTCGATATTTAGATTTCAAATTTCGTATTACGCCGTCTTCAGCCTCCGTAGGTGGTTCCCTTAAACCATTGTTCCTACCCGTATACTTATATTGAGTCCTGTTGTGACACTATCGGAGAAAACTCTAACCACTATGTTTCTGTATTATTTCAACAGCGTAGTCTATAATCCAACGTCTGACCCTCTACATACCGTTTGGCCCTCGAGGTGTGATCTGCTGTGGAGCAGGTGTCGATTGTTATACAGTATATATTGTCATAGTTTCAAAAAAAAGGCGGATTGGCTAAAATAAATTGAAACCTTTTAGTAAGACGATATATAATAAGTGTCAATCAACTAATTCTTTATTTTACTTTTTAGATTACGTTGTTTTTTTTAATGGTAGATTGACATTAGAACCCTAACAGTTTTCAGCCATTCTGTTAGGGTTTCTTTTTATACTAAAAAAGGGCCCTACTTTCGTAGAGCCCTTTCGGCCAAACATAAACAACTATTAAGGGAATAGTTACTCTGTCATTCTTAGTTAATCTTTCTTAATATAGTTCCATAATTAATTACAGAACCTGCTGTTGAATCATTCCAAGCTTGGTAGTAAAAGTATTGTGTTGTTGTCCAATCAATTACCTGTGTTTCTATAGGATCACCTGATCTTACAGATGCATTTGCTGTTTCATTTGGTGTACCATATACATAAACCGCAGTACCTGTAGCACCGATAAATAATGTCTTTTGATAATAAGTTGTACCATTACTAGAAGATTGTATTCCTGCTTGTTGTTTAGCAGTACCTGATGTTGCTGTTGGTTGACCTACAGTCTGTGATTGTTCACTAAACCAATAAGATTCATAACATGTATTATTAAGACTTAGTCTATCTTCATAAGCTCTAAATTCAAGAATATCTCCTACTGCAAATGTATTAGCTGGTATAGTAACTACTGAATAAACAATATCTGATGTAGCGCTATTAGGTACAGTAAATTTAGGTAATTCAAACTGTGTAGGAGCTCCTACTGCATTTGAATCGACTTGTAATGCACCAGATGAAGTAATGTTTAATCTTCTATCTGTACCACCTGCATCTGACATAATAATACCACCTGCAGTTGGTGTTGAATCTGTTTGTGTTTCTAGTGCTTTTACTGAAAGTGTTTGAGCATTTGCAGCAGTTACATTGTAACCGATTGCAATAGCTTCGTTTGCAGTTGCGCTTGCGTTCTGTCCGAATGCTAAACCTCTATTACCTGCAACACTGGCTGAAGTACCTATTGCTACTTTATCACTACCACCTGAAAGATTAATAGAGTTACCAATACCTACAGATCTATCTGAACTAGAAATATCTACATCGTCACCGATTACAATACCTTCTGATGAATTAGTAGTTCCGTTAATACCAATTGCAATACCTCTGTTAGCTGATGCAACAGAGCCTGCACCGATGGCAATACTACCTTCTGAACCAGAACCGTTTGCTGCAGCGTTTTGTCCTATTGCTACAGACTCTTGTCTTGTAGCAGATGCTCCTTCACCTAATGCGATAGAGTAGTTACCACTTGCAACTGCAGCAGTAGTTGTTAAACTTGCAGCTGATTTTAATGTATCAGTACCTGTACCGTTTACTAGTCCTGCAGCACCTCCACCACCTGATGGTGTGTTAATCCATGCTAAATTACCTGAAGCATCAGCCTCTAGTATCTGTGTACCTGTTGATTGTACGTTAGGAAACTTTAATGCGTATGTTGATCCACCTGCATGTGCTGGTCCTTCTAGTGTTACATTGTGTGCTCCTGATGCATCTTCACAGAATAAAGATAATTTACCTGCGTTAGTTCCATCACCTTTAATTTTAACACCACCGTTTGTTTGTGTTTCTAAAGCTTTTACTGAAACTGTATCTGCGGTTGTAGCTGTTACGCCATTACCTATTGCTACCGCACCTGAACCATCAGTAATAGCATCAGATCCAATTGCAATACCATTTACTGCATTTGCAGTTGCTCTCTCGACATTACCTCCTTCTCCTATAACAATAGCATTTGATGCTGCTGCATTTGCTGATCCACCGTATGGACCTGGTACAATCATTACTCCATTAGGAGCTGAGTTACTATTTCCGCCAATTGAACAAGTAGCTAAAGAAATCGATGTAGTAGCATTAGCGCCAGCAAAGTTACCAAGTGCTAAACTATTTTGTTGTGCACTTGCACTTCTACCAATTGCTACAGATCTTGAAGATGCGTTTGTAGAACCATCACCAATTGCAACTGATTCTGAATTTGAATTAGCACCTCTACCAATAGCGACACTATCTGTACCATCCGCAGTGGTATTCTCTCCAACCGCTACACCGCCTTCTGCACTTGCAGCTGCTCCTTCACCTAATGCGATAGAGTTATTTCCTGATGCGTTTGCAGCAGTAGCTGTTAGTGAAGCTGCTGATTGCATTGCGTTAGTACCTGTACCTGATTCTAAACCTGCAGCGGCAGCTGGTAAACCACTTACAGTTGAACCTGTAAAATCTACAGTACCACTTACAAAGTTAGTAGCTGTATTACTCATCTCGATATTAGTAGCTCCACCTGTACCATCTTGGATACCTTTAGCAGTAGCTGAAAGAGCTGCGTTATCGCTTGTTTTTATTAGACCTTGATAGGATAGATCTATTTGTTGTCCTGTTAATGTTGCCATAATTTAATTTTTGTTTGTATTTATGTTTATGTTAGTGACCATGTTCTTGTTTCTGCTTCCCATAATTTTGAGTTTAGGTTCCATATAAATGATCCTACTGGCGGAGCTCCGTTACATGCATCATCGGCTATTGCGTACCACCAAGTTCCGTTCTTCGGTTGTGTGATATTGTAATAGTTTGCTAAAGCAATAGTCCATGAACCGTTTACTGTAGCAGTTATACCTAAGTGTAAACAATAGGCTTGAATCCAACTACCATTTACTGGTGCTGTTATATTGTAATATAGACACAACGCTGAAAGCCAAGTACCTCCTGTAGGTGCTGTTACGGCATTACTAGTAATACATTGTACATAATCTTGAATTGCATTATTTATATCCATATTATTGTTTTAATTTTGATATTGCGTCTATTGCGCCCTGTGTACCTATGTACACTCCAGCTATAATAACCCAATCAGAACTTGTTAAAGTCTCTGAGAAGAGCCCGAAACAAGCCACAACAAAGACCATAAGCTTTCTACTTATATATCTACTTAGTATTTTGTCTGTTACTGCTTTCATGTGTTAAGTATACTTTTAATTTCTTAGCGTTACCAACTGTACTCTTAGTTGCAGCTGGAACAATCGGGGTTACAGTCGAGTCCGCAGTCTGCGTAGATGTATAAGTCATTTCTATTTAAGGGTATATTAGTTTGTAAACCACTAAAGTAAGGATTGTCTCTGTTAGGATTCATTCCATCATTAGGAGTCGGGTTTTGATATAAGGTAAACATATTAGGATGCTGTTGTAAATACTCTAGCATTCTTTTATTGTAAAACTCTGCTACGTCTATTGCTTGTTCTCTAAGATATTTCATCTCATCTAGCGTAGTAGATTGTGTTTCTTCACTTGTACCGTTTACGATACCTGCTTCTACATATTTGTATTTTAAATTAGGTAGCAACAAGTATAATGCATATTGAATTAAACACGGGCCAACTAGATCTTTTAAGAACGCTGATTCGTTTGTTGTTAAATCATTTGCAATGACACCGGCTTTTAATCTATTGTAAAAAGGTGTGCCTAATGTATCTTGTATATAAAGGTCTTGAGCTTGTAATATAGGAGGTGTTAATACATCAATACGAATATTGTTGTCTAACGACGTCCATTGCTTCATTCTCTGCTCGCTAACTAAAAGTACGTTTTCCATGTTATAGTGATTCTATGTTTTCTTGTGGTGCAGTGTCTTCGATCTCTGCTTCGTTAATTAGCTTGTTAGGTCTTACTTTAAGAGCTACGTTGTAACCAGCTAATCTTAGCATGTAACCAAAGCCTTGCAATATCTTCTTTCTTTTAGGTTCTACTACAGTTCCTTCGAAGTGTGCATACGCAACTCTGATCTCTTCCGCGTTAGAGCTAAAACCGGCACTGTCCTTGATGCCCAATAGTAATGGGGATGTAATTCTATGTGCAGTTAATATCCTCGAACTGATGCGCTCTTCTAATAATAAGTAGTAGTCATCATTTGCTGAGTCAATCGGAGTAACTTGTAGTTCTTTACCTGCTTCAGAGAATGCCAAGAAGAAACGACCTGCGTTTTCTGTTCCTGTAAATGTTTTTTCTATCTCTTGATAAACATCTCTTCTCTCTTCTGGTGAAGGTACACCATTTCTAAATTGTACAAACATACTTGGCGCTAGGCCATTTGCTATATTGTTTGCGTGGAATCTAGATACTTGTGCATCTAAACTAATATCATTCATTGCTGCTACATAGTTAGGTAGCGGATATACTTGATTTCCTGGTGTGTATCCATAGAAATAGAATACTTGTGAAGCATTGTCACCTTTATTATCTGTAGCATCAAACGCTTTATACTCTTGGTATGGATATTTTCTTAGGTTAGACCAATCAGCAGAGTACATATAGTTTTCTACTTTATCTTCTTCATTAGGTTTACCTGATCTTACGTTACAAAATGGTAAGTGATAGATCTCTGAAATCTTTGTACGATCCTTAGACCATATTACATTAATAGCGTAACCAGAAAATAATACATAATCTAACGAAATCTTTTCATAAAGCTCTTCAATCGTTTCGCCATTTTGGTTAATGTATTCGTCACCGATGATTTCGATACCATCGCCGACAATACCAGCTGTAATAGCATCAACAGCAGTATGATGCATGGCACTAGTGTCATATAGTTTTATTAATGATTGCGGGAACAAGTTTAGGTTGCCGTAATACATGTAATCTTTACTACGGACTTCTCTGATGTCTGGTAATTCAATGGCTTGGAATTCTGATCCCTTAATTGAATAAATGCCTTCTGGTGTGTTTCTCATAATTTCTTTTAATAATTTGGTCTAAAAAATACATCAGCAACACGTTCTTCGGTTGCAGTTGTACTAATAAATTCGGTCATTCCTAAATCACCACCTGGATCTGTAACTATTTTAACTAATCCTGCTTCTAGCATGATGGAGTTTTTAACTAACCTCCAATTATATATCCCGTTTTTATGTTGGTTCCCAAACCCAGTCGGGAATGTAACCTCTAGTGTAGTATACCTTGCATTAGATTTAACAATCTTAGTTACTCCTAATGAAAGAGGTTGATGTGAATACTGTGAAGTTAGTATAAATTGAGTAGTCGAAGGGTTAACACCAGACATATTTGCTATGTTTACTGTAAATTGCTGTGTTAAACTTGTTTCTGGTACTAGTATTGTCATGGACTATGTTTTATTTCGTCTTATATATATAAATATAGAAACTAACACAATTGACATGGAGTATAAAAAGATTAAGTTTGGTACATACACAAACTCTTATTGGCACAAATTAAAAGGCTTAAAATCAATAAAAGGTCTACTTAAAGAGATTAAAGAACTGTACTGGGAAGACTATAACCTTTATGTAGTTGGTAGTATATTATCTAATGTAGAGACTAGTGACGTAGACTTAATTATTACAGGTCCGTTAATACCTGCTAAAATAGATTACTTATTAGAATCTATAGTAGAGATTGGGTTTGAGCATCAAATATTTTGTGATGTAAAATTTAGCGTTACAGGCGAGTTATTTGACCCGACACGTGATATTGATAAAAATATAAGATATGCTAACTATCGCGGTGCTATGACTATTGACGGCCATCCATATCACTTTGCACAGAAACATCACGGTTTATACTTATCAGATCAGCACTACCCTATGGCTAAGACACTTAATGCTATGGTAGAAGGTAGAAGATACAAAGCACCTAAGAAAGTTAT